ACATGCACTGTGTATTGAAACGTAAAAATTTTTTAAAACTTTTTAATACTTATTGATACCTAGAACCCTTGTAAATACTAGGTTCTAAAAGAAACTAAAATATTTTTCAAAACTTTTTAATACTATAAATAGTCTAATATAACTTGTGGAAGGTGGTCAAGAGGTGGACAAGACCACATTATTATTGAATATGTGTATAAAAAGTACTATTATAAATTTATATTAATGAAAAGGAGAAGAAGCCATGAAAGAAAAGAAATCAAAGAAAAAAATAATTATTGGGGTAATTGTTGCAATATTTATCATTGGTGCATTTGCTTCATTGGGGGATGATAAAAACGATTCTTCAAGCAACGATACACCAAGTGCAAAAGTTGAAGCAACTGAAGCAACTAAAGAAGAAGTAAAGGAAGAAGCAAAAGAAGAACCAAAAGCAACTGAAATCGAATCTGAGAAGCAGGAAGAAAAAGAAGAAGTATCTGAAGAACCTGAAAAAGAGTCTGAAACTGAAAAGAAAAAAGAAAAGGTTGAAACATTAGGTGAAAAAAATGCCGTTGCAAAGGCTAAAGCCTATCTTTCATTTACTGCTTTTTCTAAAAAAGGATTGATTGAGCAGTTGAAATATGAAGGATTTACAGAACATGAAGCAAAATACGGCGCAAAGCATTGTGGGGCTAATTGGAAAGAACAAGCGGCAATAAAAGCACAACAATATTTAGATTTACAAGCCTTTTCTAAAGAAGGTTTAAGGGAACAGTTAAAGTATGAAGGTTTCACGGATGAACAGATTTCATACGGATTAAAAGCAGTTGGTTATTAATTAAAAATAATTAAGGAAGGTTTTTTGACCTTCCTTTTTTATTGTTATCATATATCAATAATATGATTCTATGCTATTTATTGACATTTCATAAGCCATTTTATTTTGATTGTCCTTCACATATACCCTGCTTTGCATTCTGCCTTGTACGGTCACAAAATCACCTATATTAAGGCTAGAAGAATATATTGCATTGTTCCCCCATGCAACGCAAGGAATATAATCAATTTTATTAAATCCCCTTGTTACTGCAATAAGTAAATCTGATATTTCTTTCCCTAATGGTGTTTTTCTAAAGGTAGGCGGTTTACAAATATAGCCCTTTAATTTTATATGGTTAATATCTTCCAACGTTCCAGGAATAAAACTTTGGACAAAGACAAATAATAATAATCTTTTGTTGCCATTTTCCTTTTTTGAATATGAACGGTATTGACCAATAACCTTAACAGGATTACCAATGTAATCTTTTGAAACTTTAAAAACCCTATCTGATAAAATGCAAGGAACAATATCATTTACACCGCTTAATCTTTCAACCGCTAAATTGACCAAGTAAAACTGTTCACCGTGGCATGAATGACTAAAATCAACCGATTTGATAATCCCTGAAACACTTACATTATTATTGCTGATAATCATTATATATATTTCTTCTCCTTTCCTTTTTTTACAAATTATCAAAATTTTAAAAGGAAGTCTGTACCCCTAAATGCTCAAATTCCCATAAGAAATGTGAAATTATTTTCACATAGGCATAAAAAAAGAAGGGAAAAGCCCATAAAGAACATTTTCCCTTTTCTATAATCATTAATATTAAAACTTCTTAGGCGAATTATACATAAGAGCCTGGTTAGAATCCTTTAGACCTTCGGTTGTTGGGTCATTGATTGCATTAAACACCGACCATAAACAAAGACATAAAAGATAAGGATTAAGAAATACCCCTTTAACAAGGTTTAAAACACCAAGCCATGTTGTTAAATCCTGTGGTTGCATTGAATTATATCCTAATGCAGTTAAAATAAAAATTCCTATGACCTGCACCCAAAAGATAGGGTTTTTAACTCTCAATTTCCAATTAATCATTATTTTTTCATCTCCCTTTCCAAATCTTCAATTCTATGATTGATTACCTTTATTTGTTCTTCAATAACAGGCATTCTTCGTGCAAAATTATTATGTTCTCTCACTTCTGAAGTAAGTTCACCAATCTTATATTCAATTAATGCCATAGCCTGATTTTGAGTAGCAATAATTTCTTGTCTTTCTGTAGCCCTTTTCAATTCATCACGTTTCCCTTGAAAGTAATTGTTCAAAAGGCAGACTAACAACGTAACCAATGCGGTCAATGTTCCTGTAATTATCTTTCCTGTAATATCATCCATTCTTAATTCCTTCTTTAGTAAATCATTTTTTCTTTTGTAACTAAAATTTAAGCCCTTGCAATATATTTCACTTGCAAAGGCTTTTTCAATATTAAGTTTTTCCTAGACAATAAACTGCATTAATCTGTTACAATACAATCTTCATATCCGTCTGCAAGTAACATTTCATCAGTAGCTTCACGGTATCTAGCATAAATTCTAGTATTAACAAAATATGCTCTGTACTTTTCCTTTCCTGCTTCAATACCGCCATTGTCATAAGCAAGTTCAATTCTCTGTGCAATAAATTTCATGTTTAAAACTCCTTTCTTAATTAAACCCTTACATAGAAGGGATGATATTTGTCATTAATTCTTCAATAATCTGAGCCTGAGTAGTTAACATTTCCATTAATTCAGGAATAACTTCCGTTGAAATAGATTCTGTCATGTCTGCGTTGTTGTCAACATCAGTTCTTAACTCATTTAATCTTTCATCAGTTGTTGGTGGTTTTGGTGGTTCAGGTGGTGCAATCCCTTCAACCATTTTTACAACCATATCACCTTCGACTTCAATATTTACATAAGGGAATGTTGAAGGTATATCCATATCATCAGGAATGATTGCATATCCGATTGGTAATTTACCATGAAGGGTTTGATTATCGTGTGAACCATTGCTATTAGCTTTAATTTTTATAATCTGCATATTTTCACCGCCTTTATCCAAATACTAAATAAAAATGTGCGCCACTATTCATACTTGAATAATATGAAGCAGTTTGTGAGCTTTGTGTAGAACTAATATAAGAAGAATTTACTTTAAAACCATCTTCTGTAATAAATAAAGTTGGTGTTAATTTTGAAGGTGTTCCACCAAAACTAGTGTCTATTGGTACATAATTTTCTTCATTACTGAAAATCCCATTAGTAACATTGACTGTTCTATAATATGAACCATTTTGTGATAGACTATAGCCGTCGAAACTATATTCTGATAAAATCCATACTAACTTAGGCTTAAATCCTAAATGTATTTCTTGCCAATTTTCTTCCACTGTCTGAGAAGAAGCAGTACCGATATAACTTCCATAAGAAAGATTTGGCACTTTTCTCAATGCGTGTTCAACGTCTTTTGAAAATTCATCAAGTCCAAAAATTTCTGCAACTATATCTGAAACGGAAATTGCCACCGCTTCATTTGCATATACAGGCCGTGGGGGTTCGATTGCGATTGTTACATGGGATATATCCATTCTTTCATCAATAACTTCTCCAACATCGGCTGAAAGTGCATTAACTTTAACCTGTGCCAATGGAATTTGATAAATATCTTCCGTCTGAGTAAGAGCAGGGGCAACAGGTGAATCAGCTTCAACACCTTTTAACACTTTCAAATAGATAAATCTATTTTCAATGTTTAATTCCATTACTACTCTATCAATACGGTCTTTAGCACCACCAATATCAAGAGTAATATCAATTGGTTCTTCAACCCAACCTGTACGGCCATTAATAATGATTTCACCCTTGTCAACATTAATAATTAATCCGCTTTTATGGGTAACTTTCAACTGATTTGTTAAGGCGGTACTACCTTTTACAAGGATTCCGTTTGAAAAGTAATTTCTCATCCAATCGGCTAAGTCTTTTGAATATGCAACCCTATCATATGAAGTTGTTCCTGTTGATTCGTCATAGACTTCTAAACTATCAAAAGGCATTGATTTCAATTCGATAACTTCCATTTTCTATAAAACTCCTTTCGATATTAATTTTATAAAGTTGGTAATTTGAAGAATATCATCCCCCAACCCAACTTCTAATGAATAACCGCTTTCATCCCATGTTTCATAGATAGCGGAAATTCTTTTATATGTTGTGATTCCTAGCTTGTTATCAATAAAATCAACCATATCCCCCAGGTAAAAATCAACACCGTATTTTTTATTGCTTAATAAATAAAAAGTTCCTGAAATTGCTTCTGCGTCAGTTAAACTGTTCAACGTTGCTTTTCCTGCGTTCTTTAACATTTGCCTATAAGAAGGTTCAGGAATTGTGATTCCTTCTGTTTCAAGGGAAACGTTTGTTGGGTCATAGTAAGTTTCTTTTAGATTGATTCCTGTCTTTGAATCACGTTCTTGAATTTCTGTTATATTGTTACTTCCGTGAATATATATTCGATTCTTTTCGTTTACCGCATTATGAACATATTCAACGGTTAATAATGTATCTCTATCACGGCTAAAAGCCATAATTGGATTGTTATTTGGAATTAGGGTTATAACCTTAGTACGATAAATCCATGATTCACCCTGATTAATAAATGCACCGTCACATTCTGCAAGTTTAGGTTCATTCCCAACCCCAAATGTTGCAGTTAAATCAATAACCAAACCACAATCAAAATAAGCGTGTTGTCCTTCTTTTTCTTCTAAATCACCATAACCCAAAACAAAAGTGTGAACTCCTGATTGCTTCGGTACAAATAAATGTGAATAATGTTGTCTTTTACTCATGGAAGGTGGGAAATTTATTGAAAATTCATTTTCACCTTGCGAATTATTCAAAATAATTCCTGCACCTAATTGGGTTGTAGTCTTATTCCACCCACTACACATAACATAATAAATGTGATTTTCATCAAGGGATAAGTTTTGGGAAATATATCCTGAATATTTCCAATACCAATCACCCCAAACTGGCTCACCTTCTTCGGTGATTTCTACAACTTCTCTATCCATTAGTTTTGTTTTATCAATCTGTTTTGCGCCATAATCGCCACCGCTTATAAGCTTGATAACCGTTTCTTCCAAATATCTTGAATAACCGCCCCAATTTATCCAACCACTCAATGAATCTATGGTTGAATTTGCGGTTACTGATGTAACAGAATTATCAACAATAGAAACTTCTGTATTTTCTTTTTCGGTTCGGTTTATGCCTTTGTAGGTATCAAAAACAATCTTACCTTCATCAGAAATTCTTGAATTAAACCCTATATAAGCATTTTGCGCAAGGGCGGTTATATCATCTAATAGGATTGAATTTTTAGCCAGGTAATCAACTCCACCTTCATCAGAATTTACAAGGTTACCGATTTCAATATTTTCAATTTTTCTTGTGGTATCGGTTGGGTTTGTAACGTTACTAACTAATAATTGATTCATTATTTGTGAAGGCTCAACCGTATAAAAAGGATTTTCACCTAAACAAACCCTTCTATCAAAAATAGAATCAATTGTGCGACCTTTCACAACTAAACATTCAGCATTTTCTTCATTAACGTCTTTTTCAACGTATTCAATCACAAATGCGTGTTTATCGTCATTAGAATGTGTTAAATAATTCCCAACTTTAAGCCATTCAAAAAATTCAATTGGACATTTTAACTCAAAATTTCCAACTGCATTATATGCGGTTTCGGTGTGGAAATAGCTAAATTTATCAATCAGTTTTATTTTTTGAATATCCTGGTTATATATCCTTATATCCATTTAGGCCACCCCCATAAAGACAGGAACATATTCAAGTGAAATTTTCATATCATCAACGTTCCCTGATGAATTGGTTATACCAATATCATTAAGCCCAACATTCAAAGTTAAATCAAATGTTGAAGCATTAGTAACGTTATTAATTAAATCCGTTTCACTTGTTCCCCTGATTAATTTTGCATACTTATTTCCACTTACTGTTGAAATCTCAACAACGTCATTTTTCTGCATATTCACGATAGTTTCAATGAATGCGCCTGTTTTATTATTTGTGATTTTAGGATTAGTAATATTGTCTTGGAGTGCGGTAAACCTTAATATAAATCCTGTTGCAACATCACCTTCATTAATTGGATTTTTTACCGTGATTGCAGGTATATAACCGAATGAAATTCCTTTATCCTTTGGGATAATCATTGGGAATAACGGTACTGCAATTTTGGAAGAATCCGCATATCTTGTTTTTTCGTCATAACTAAACATTGGGAAGTAGGCGGTCATGGTAACCCCAAACTTTTGAAATGTTGCGGATTTAGATTGATTGTCATTCGCATATTCGATAGTCGAATCAGGAAGTGCTTCAATAACATATTTTCCATAATGCAATTCGATTTCTTGCAAAGGGTTAATAAAGTTATTAATAAAGTTCTTAGCACTTTCAAAGGCTTGTGCGCTATCTGCTACAATAGCGCACGAAAATGACATATCTCTAACCCCTAAAACCGAACTATCAACGTGCTGACCGATTAAATTAATATATTGAGTTGTAGAACGTGAAGTTTCTATTTTACCCAAATCGTAACCGCTTAATACAAAACCGTTACCATCATTAAAATCAAGCCTAGCACCTGTAATTTTATTGATTAAATAGATTTTCATTTTTAATATCCTAACTGCAAATTAACCATTTGCTTTTTAAATAAACGTGTTGCTTCTCTTTCATCAATTGCCTTTGGCGAAGTGAAATTAAACGTATTATTGACCGTTTCATTTCTGCCATTCTCAGCAATTACCGTTGAAACTGCTTCAGTAATCATTGACATTAATTTATCCGCACCTGATACAACTTCAGCACCCTTTTCACCACCTGCCATTATCTGACCATTTGAATTAACTCCAAATGCGGTTGGTTTTGTCATCAACATAGGGTTGTTCATAGCTTTCGCATACCACTCAATACCAAGTGTAGGAATAGAACCCTTTAACAAATCGCTAAATTTCCAACCTGAAGGGCTAATACTGAAATGTGGAAGTTTGATTTTAGGTAATTCCCAATCAAACTTAAAGAAGCTTTTCATTTTGTCTATGATTTTCTTTACTGTTTTTTGTGCGGTTTCTATAGGGCTTGTGATTGCGCTCTTTATCGTATTCCAAGCGGTTGTTGTTGTGGATTTAATAGAATTAAATACACTTACCGTTGTATCTTTAATAGCATTGAATTTTGTCACAAAGAAATTGACTAATTCGCCTAGTTTCCCACCTGTTAGCTTGTTAATAGTGTTATAGAGATTCTTGAAACTGTTAACAATAAACGTAATCAAAGCGGTTGCAATGCCCTTAACACCTTCAAAGACCTTTGACCAATCACCCTTGAAAAGTCCTGTGAATATCTTCAAGATTGAAAGTATTGTATCTGTTGCATATTTAAAGGTATTTGATATATTGGTCATTATTCCTTCTAGCAATGGTGAAGCAATGAAATCACAAAAGCCTTGCCATACTGCTTGAATCAACTGCGTTGCACTCTCAAAATTGAAGCCTAAAGAATTAATTTCTTCAACAATACCTTGTGTGAAACTATCAAAAGTAGCTTTTATTTCATTCCAGGTATTTGTTACATTGTTTCTAAATTCTTCGTTAGTGTTCCATAAGGTTATAAACGCACCTGTTAGAACACCGACAACGGCAACGATTGCTAATATTGGTGGGCTAATTCCTGCAATAACAGGGATTAATTTGCTGAAGGTTGACATTAAATTACCACCAACGGTAACAAGTTTTCCTGTAATGGATAATACAGGCCCTGCCGATATTGCCACACCTGCAAGAGTTAAAATTAGTTTTTTAGTTCCTGAATCAAGATTTGTAAACCAATTAACCGCACTTTCAACCTTATCAACCATTTTTCCAAATGCAGGAACACCCTTTTGCAATATCACATCACCCAATTGAGTAAGCAAAGGCAAAAGTTTTGTACCTGCTTCGGATGCCGCCGCACCGAAAGACCTTTTTACCTGGTCAATCTTATCTGTGAACTCAACACCTGCGTCAACACCTTCGTCAGACATTACAAGCCCTAATTCATGGGCTTTTTCTTTCATTTCTTCAATTGAACCTGAAGCCCCATTGAGTAATGGCATTAATTCAGAACCGCTTCGACCAAATAATTCTGTAGCAAGTTTTGCTTTTTCGGTTTGGTTCGTCATGCCTTGCAATGCCGACATAGTTTCAAACAATACTTCTTCTTGGCTTCTTAATGAACCGTCTGCATTGGTAACTGAAACACCCAATTTTTCAAACTGTGCAACATTGTTTTTTGCACCTTTTGCCGCACCTGTCATAGCTGAAGTTAAGGTTTTCATTCCCATTTGAAGGGTATCAACCGAAGTTCCACTTTGAGAACATATAAAATCTAATTCTTGAAATGCTTTTCGTGATATACCTATTTTTTGCGACATTTTATCAATTTTGTCGGCAGTTGTTGCGGATTTGGTTGCAAATGCCGCAACCGCAGTTCCTGCCGCAACCGCAGGTAATGTTATACCTTTAGTGAGTTTTCCACCTACCGCCGACATTTTTGAACCAAACGCACTTACTTTTTCACCTGCGCTTGATACCTTAGAAGCTAATAAAGAAGCCTTTGAAGTTGATTCATCAATTGATTTATTTGCGTCAGAATTGTTTATTGCTATTGTTCCAAAAAGTTTAAAAATTTCCATACGCAAACCACCTTTTTATATTTTAAATCTTAAATTTCTTCAAAATATTTCTTGAACTCTCTTTCACATTGTCGATTTCTGCATTTGTCATTGATAAGGATTGCACATTGCTAGGTGAATTAGGTTCAGAATTGCTTTCAGGTGAACCGTTTAACAATTCTTCCTTCCACTTATTAAATGATTTATCAGAATGTGAATGTAGGTATAATTCCCACATTTTGTTTTCATCATCCTTTTCAAATGCTTCTTTCTTCTCTTTGTTAGTTAGTTCAATAATATTAGTAACAAACTCTCCAAATCGCCCTTGATTGATATAAATATTCATCAATTCCATTGGATTGCTATACCTTTTGTATAGCAAATCCATGAAATCAAATTCACCAATTATAGCAACTTGGAAAGCACCTTGAAAAAACTTGTGTTTTTAGCTTCTCCAAATGCGTCATAAATCATTAATGGAACAGTTCCAAATTCCATTTCTTTAATGTCGCTTTCTTCGATTCCTGAAAGAGAAGAACATAACGCATAAATTTCACTTTCTGCGCTTGGAATGTTAGCAATAACAATTGTTGCCATATCAACAATTACACTAATTCCAATGTCATTAACTGTTTTTCCTTCTGAAGCCTGTGAAAATGCTTCTTTAAACTCCTTCAAACCAATCTTTCTAAAAATTGTAAGGATAGGGAATAAATCACTATCCTTCAATTTTCTTAATGTGAATGGTCTTTCTATTACTTCATTTTCAATAACTAAGTTTTCTGTGTTTTCCTTTGCCATAATTGATTTATACCTTTCTTATTTTTTTGAATATGTTCTAGGCGGTTTTATTTGGATAGAAAATATAAATTGGTAATTTGTCATATACTCCTGAAGCAAAGTCAGCAGTTGATTTAAATGTTGTCGCAACAACTGCGGTTTCTTTGTTCTTTCCTTCAAGTTCAAATCCTGAAGAACAAATTGCATTTTCAAGAATTGCAATGATTTCTGTTCCATCTGTCATTGTTCCAACGTAGGCAATGTTATCAAGATAATCGCTTAACTCAATAAGGGATTTTGTTTCAATCTGTGTGTAACCCTTAATAAGGCTATCAACTTCCTTACCAACGATTGCACGTTTAATTGATTCAATAGTATGCTGAGCAAGGTTTACATCAAGTGTTCCTGTTTCTCCTGTTTTCTGATTCAATCCTTTGATTTCAACTGAAGCACCGTCAACTTCAATTGGAGTAATCTCAGGAACAATTGAAAGCTTATTACCACCATTTGTTGCACCTAAAACGTGTTCCTCACCATCTGTCCATGCACCAACTACATAATCACCAACTGAAGGGGTTGAATAGCCTGTTGCAAGGCCAATAAATGAAACGTTAGGGTTTAATTTTGAAATCTGAATTGTTGTTGCACTTTCGGTTGTACCGTCTGCAACAACTTCTAATGCTCCTGGTGTACCTTCTTCAACTTCTGAATACTCAAAACGGAAATTCTTGAAAACTACACCTGCACCAAGAAGAAAATCATTTGGTGTATTAGAATTAATACCTGATTTACGCATTTTTAATTACCTTCCTTTACTAAATTCTTTAATTATTAGATTTATTTGAATTTTCTTTAGTTCTGAATCCCCTGTGGGAACATTGAACCCATTCCCATAAAAAATAGCCACCGCAGATTTATCTTCTGCAATGGCTATCATTCCATTAATTGGGTCAAATAATTCTTCTATTTTGCTTTTTGCTTCTTCTAAGCTTAACCATGAATCCCTTGTGAACCCTTCAAGAATAAAAGTTGTATCATGCTCACCACTTTCATTAGTTGGTTGCGCTTCTTGATAAGAGCCAACAAAATACGGATATTGTACTTCTGAAGTCCATTCACCATATTCATAAGGGATTCCAACGGATTCAAGCCCATTAGAAATCATTGATAATGCTGATATACTCACGAACTCAATCCTTTCATTATTTCTTTTGCACGATTGATTAAAGCAGGTTTAATTGTTGTGAAAGCATTTTGGAATGGTCTTTTTGGGGGTTGTCCTTTGGTGTAACTAGCTTCTAAACCTTCTGAACGCATGATTGCAACTGTCCTTTTTGCTTCTTCCAAAGTATATTGCTTTCCACCATGCGTTCCCGTGAAATCTCCGTTTCGATTATCATTCAGAACTTGGCACAGCTCAAGAAACTGTTTGAAAAGGAATGGGAGTCAATCGTCGGTAACTGCGATGAGTTTCTTTATCTCGGCGGTAATGAACAGTCAACACACGAATATGTTTCCAAACTGCTCGGTAAAGAAACCATTGATATGAACACCTACGGACAGTCCCGTGGACGCAACGGCAACTATTCTACCAACTGGCAGATAACCGGTCGTGAGCTGATGACACCCGATGAGGTGCGTATGCTTGATAACAAGTACGCACTTCTTTTCATTCGAGGTGAACGACCGATTATGGACTTCAAGTATGACATTCTAAAGCATCCGAATGTGGTTCTTACCACAGACGGAAAAGCACAGCCATATCTCCACGAAAGAGCCAATTACAGCTATGCTTCTATTTCGTTTGAGGAAAACATCCCCAAGGATAAGCTCGACGAAATTGAAGAACTCGACACCGACTATATCATTATGACAGAAGATGAAATTGATGAATTTTTAAGAGAAAACAAGGAGGAAAACAAACATGAAGAATTTGTTTCACAAAAACTCAAACGGCAATTCTAAGCTCCCGATGACCGGCAAGGTCAAGAAGGGCTTCACCCTGTACTGTGCTGTCATTATGGCAGTGGTACTCATTTGCTCTATGTCGGTAACGGCATTTGCTGCCGGTAACGACCCGTTGACAGTCGTCAATAATCTCTCCGACTTTATGTTCGGACTTATCCGTGCTATCGGTCTTATTCTGCTCGGCTTCGGTATCGTTCAGGTGGGCTTGTCTCTCAAGTCTCACG